AAGTACAACAGTAGTTCTTTCTGACGGTACAACCAAGACGTTTACCGGTGACAGAGCATTCCGTAACAATAACCCTGGCAACCTGACGGGAACTGCTAAGGCTGCGATTGAACAAGGTGCTTTGGGCGTTGACTATGATGGCAACTATATCTTTCCATCGATGCAGGCTGGTTTTAATGCTCAAAAGCAATTAGTTCTAAAAGAATATGGTAACTATACCATTTCAGAAATGCTCAGCAAGTATGCACCTCCTGGAGCCGATAACGATCCATACGGTACTAATGCCAGTTACCCAGGCTATGTAAAAGCAGCCGGGTTTACCTTAAGCGATAGAATCAGTGATTTATCATCTTCCGATCAAGAACAACTGATTAGAATTATGATTACCAAAGAGTCTGAAGTTTCCGATGATATCTTGGCTTTGGTCAATGATGGAGATCGTGCTGATTTGGCTGAGGCTGTTAGAAGAGCTGAGTTGGCAGAAGAGGGTGAGGACGATGTAAACTCCACCACGGATAATAGAACCGAAGGTACCACGTCACAAAGAAACGATCAGTTAGTAACTCCTGATACAACAGGATTCAAAGATCCTTTCAAGAACTATCCTAGAAAAGAATACTTTAATCAGGCAACCACAAACAAAGCAGCTAGAGGTGAATGGGAACCCAAGCTGAAAATGGGTGGTGGATCCGTTAAAGGCGGCACATTATTCCCAACCGAAGCAAACCCACAGTATCCATACAATAAAGTTACAGAGACCTCCAGCGGCCATAGAATCGAACTGGATGATACTCCAGGCGAGGAACGAGTATCTGTCGTCCATACAGTAGGATCCGGTATGGAATTCCATGCAGATGGATTAGTCGTCTTGAATGCGCATGATAAGATGGTTCAGGTTGTTGGTGATGACTTTACTGTCTATGTCAGAGGTAATGGTGATATCACATATGAAGGTGACTTGAAAATGCACGTTACCGGTGATTACAAACTGAGAGTTGACAAAAACTTTATTCTGGAAGTAGATGGTAAGTACATTGAAACAATTGGCCAAGGTAAACATGAGACCGTTGAGGCTGATAAGATCAGTACCATCGTTGGAAACTTATCTGAGTCTATTACTAAAAACTCCAGTAGAATCTCACTGGAAAGCGCCAATATTATTACTAAGGGAGATTTGGCGGTATTAACAGATGGTAAAGCAGAATACGCTACGTCAGAGTCCACACACCTATCATCTAAAACCAGAATCGATATCGCAGCTCCTGAACTGAATGCAACCGCAGAGGACTTGGCTATTATTGCACCTGAGGGACAGATTGGTGGTGTCAATATGATGTATACTGGTGACACTTACAAAGGCAGAGCTTTTGACGGTGACTTCTTTACTGGAATTTCAGCAGAAGCAGTAAAATCAGAAACAGCAGTTAACGCACAACAAGCTTTGTCAGCTGCGGCCGCTCCTGGAGCTGGAGGAACTGGAGGAACGTCTCCCACAGGTACTGTAGGAACGCCACAGTCCCTGACTTCTGCCACGTCTGCAATGGTCAAGGATACTCTAGAAAGATCCGACAAAGGCATTCTGAATGTAGACGTTGATCCAGATAATAAGATTTTACAAAATATCGATCTGAGAGAACTGGAAATACTCGGTGAAAACAAATCGACAACTTCAACTGCTAGCGCATATGATCTGGTGCCATAATGATTATTCGTAGAGACAGTATTACAGCCAGAGAGGCTCGTTCTAAATTAAGAGAGCCCAATAACAGGCAAGATGATTTGTTCGTCTCGTTCTGTATTTCATTGGGAGTTCTTAATTCTAACTTTAAAACCACACAGCCGGGTGATATCAAGAGAATCATCAACTCTGAACCCAAAGCTAAATTTGGCACAAGACAGTTTGGCCAGGGTTCTGCGCCTAAGAGCAAATACAAAGAGAGCTTACAAATCTCCAGGGTTTTACCTGAGAAACAGTTCAACCCGATGAATAAGACTGATATTGGTTCAGGTACGAAACTCGGGAGAGGGATTCCTCTTGGTAGGTTTGTAGCTACGCAATCTCTTGCTCAAGCTACGTTAAATGATTTTCCCAATCTAGATGACAGAAAAAGATTGGCCCGTCATTACTATATGTTTGGTCTGATGATGACCGGCTTTATGAATCTAAGAGATCGATTCGGTACTGACTATTCCATCTCAGTGACCGAAGGTTTGTATCTGCCAGAAACAACCGAGACCTTAACATCCGGTGGAATCAAAGAGCTGGCTTCAAAAGGCAGAGCCTGCGTCTTTGAGGTTATTGATCAGGCAGGTAATAATGCTCCTGAGAAAACATTTGAGTTAGCCGCTTACTGGAAAGACAATCACTTGTTTAATAAGCTTATTATGAGCTATGATACAGTGGATCCGAGTGTAGACTTTACGGCTCAAATCGTAGTAACCATGCCTGAGATTGCTGAGAACTTTACTGGATCATTTGCTCGTAAAGTTTCAACCGAATTTAACTTTAAACTACTGATTGATAACGCTATAGCTGAATGTAGCGTATAAATAAATTTTAAATAAGGTAAAAAAGTACAATGGCAGTCAGACGTAGTTTTGCAATCGAAGATAAGAACATCAATAGTACTTCCACTATTGTTGCTAGCAAACCTGAAAATTATTCTGATATAGATCTAACGTTAGATACTAAACCGTCAGGAGATATTTTCAAGAAAACTGATGCTGCGGCCGTCAAACAGTCCATTCGTACTATTCTGTTAACTAACTATGGTGAGAAACCGTTCGACTTTTTCTTTGGTGCCAATCTAAACTCATATCTTTTTGAATTGAATGATCCTTCATATACAAAGGAGATTCAAAAAGATGTTAAGCTTGCGATTCAAAACTATGAGCCCAGAGCCGAAGTATTAGACGTTCAGGTTAATAATAATATAGATGCAAATGATTTAAAGATAACGGTACAATTTAGAATAATTTCTACAGAAGAGGTTGTTGTACTCACGACCTCTCTTACGAGGATTAAATAACGATGCCATCTACAACAAAGCAAACTATCCATACTAGCACACTGGATTTTAATAATCTAAAAACTAGTATGAAGAATTATCTGGCTGGTCAAACTGAGTTTGCTGACTTTGACTTTGACGGATCCGGACTTTCCGTATTAATGGATCTGCTTGCCTATAACTCACATAAAAATGCTTTGTTGGCAAACTTTGGTTTGAATGAGTCTTTCTTGTCGACAGCTCAGACAAGATCCAGTATGATTAATCACGCGTTGAACTTGGGCTATATTCCACGTTCTAAGACAGGTGCAAAGGCAACGGTTAATCTTTCGGTAAATCTGGCTAGTGTTTCTCCCAAGCCTTCAACAATTACACTTCCACAGTTTTCCTCATTTACATCTGTAGTTGATGGCGTGTCCTATACCTTCTATACGTTAGATGAGTACATCGGTTATGATAGAACAGGTACAGGAATCTATACCTTTGAGGTAAAGTCAGGTGATAAAGATATTAGCATCTCTGAAGGTGTACTCAAGACCAGAAACTTCAGATGCGCCGATGCTCAAGAAAGACAAGTCTATGTAATTCCAGATAAAAACCTGGACTTGTCGACACTCGTTGTTACAGTTTTTGACTCTATCAGTTCCACCGAGTTTGAGATCTACGAGAGAAGCAGCGACATTAAAGAGTATAATGATGATACAAAACTATTCTTACCTGTAGAAACATACAATGGTTTTTATGAGATTAGTTTTAGTGATGGTCAGTCTACGGGTACAGCACCTGTACCAGGAAATATCATCAGAGCACAATACCTGGCGGCCAGTGGTGTGGCTGCAAACACAGCCAACGTATTTACTCCTACAAACCAGATTGAAGTAAACGCACAGTCTTATCCATTGATTGTTACAACCGTATCTAGAGCTGCTTTTGGTGCTGAGAAAGAATCAATCGAGTCTATCAGAAATAATGCACCTTTGAATCTGCTGACTGGTTCTAGACTGGTAACATCAAGTGATTACAGAACAATCATTCAGTCCAGAGTTCCTGGTATTAAATCAGTAAACGCCTGGGGCGGTGAGGATAACGTTCCTGCCAAATACGGTAAAGTAATGGTATCATTGATCTTTGAAGATGATGTTGAAACTACACAGAAGACTTTGATTCAAAATACTATTCGAGATGACATTACTGATAATCTATCGGTTATCTCTGTCGGAATGGAGTTTGTAGATCCAACATTTACATATGTTAATGTTACCACTGATATTAGATACGATGAATCTTTGACAAACAGAACTCCTCAAAGCTTGGAAAATGTAGTTAAAAGTAGAATTTCAGAGTTCTTTACTAATAATCTGGGTAAATTCAATGACGTGTTTAGAAAATCTAAATTAACCACAGTTATTGATGATGCTGATCCTGCTATCTTATCTTCTGATGTAACTATTCAATTAGAGTCTAGATTTACTCCTATTGTGAATACTAATACAAGTCAGATTGTGTCAGCCGACTATGAAATTTCTTATACTAATGAACTCGCTGAACCCAATGGCACAAATGCGGTTATTACTAGTGACTTCTTTACATTTAACGGAACTTTGTGTAATATTTCTAATAAACTAGATTCTACTAAACTGAGAATTCTAACACAAGCTGGAAATATTGCACAGGATAATGTAGGTGAATATATTCCTTCCACAGGTAAAGTAAATCTGGTAGGATTTAAACCAACGAGTATTGCCAGTGGTAATACGTATCTTCTTCTTAAAGCGGTACCTAAGAATGGATCCGTTGTAAAACCATTAAGAAATAACGTCGTGACTATTGGATCAAACTTAGTCACTGCAACTCCTGATGTCAACCTTGCTAATTCTGTCGTAGGTACAACTAACTAATGCCTCATACTTTAGTTGATCTTAACCGAAATGATCTGATTTTTAATCAGCCGGATGTCGATACGGTATTACCTAGTCATTTCCAAGAGCAATACCCTACGTTTGTAACACTTCTTAAAAAATACTACGACTGGCTTCAAGACTATACAGATTCTGACGGTAGAAATCCTATCGGTGAGTTGGAAGACATTGCATATTTAAAAGACAGAGAACTTACTCCAGAAAGATTCTTGGAGTTTATCTTTGATGAATTGTCATCTGGTATTGGACCCGATGCTTTTCCAGAATCCACATCTAGATTTTTTATTAAGCTCCTACCATTTTTCTATAAAACTCGAGGAACTCAAGTTTCAGCTGAAGGCTTTCTTAAGTTTTTATATGGCGAAAACGTACAGCTGTCTTATCCTAAAGACCAGACTTTTATTGTAGGTGAGTCTCAGATTGGTGCTGAGTCTGTTAAGTTTTTACAAGATTCCTATTACTATCAGATTTATTCTGTTCTCGTCACATCTGCTATTCCAATTGCAACTTGGAAAAATCTTTATAAAACATATATTCACCCTGCAGGGTGGGAACTCTTTTCTGAATTGGTAATTGAAGGCCTGACTACTAATACATCTCTGGCCGCCTCAATGCCACTTTCCATTGATGACTCTGCTCCTATTATTCTGGCCAATATTTTGGCAGTTGAAATTGGAACAGTTTCGTCTAAAGCTAATGTTACAATTGTTGATTCTGCAATCAGTACACGTATGTATGCACCTGGAGAATACAGCTACTACAATACTAGTGAATCCATTCTAGACGACTCTCCATATAATCAATACAGTACTTTAGTTGGTCCGTTGGAAACAAATTCTCGTCTATTCAGCTCTACTGATGATGTAACTAGTATTAAGTTTAACCTCAGTAACTCTGATGGTACACATACACTGGATGATGACTCTGCTGGTACTATCTTTACACTTGATAGACTTGACGTCTTTAAGACTATTGACTTCTCCAATATTATTGAAACAATGGATGAGTCTGAATTTGATTATTATCCAGATTCCGGTGCTGATACACCGTAAGACATTATAAATAAATGTAAACTGCTCACAAAAGGTTTCTAGAACATGCCTTTAATTTACTTAGACTCAGATAATATATTGAATCGTGGCACTTTGCCAAATGATAATACAGGTGATACGCTAAGGGCCGCTGCACTTAAAATTAACACGAATTTTGAAAATTTAGATTCAAATTTAAATCTTGTTAATATTAATGCAAACAAGTCTTCTAGATTTTCGGTCGATAAATCGCTTTTAGACTCTCCAGGAAGAGCCGGCACTTTTTTAAATGCATCATTAAGTGTAGGTAAAGCTGTATTTTATAATAGTACACTCGGCCTCTGGACAGGTGCATTCGAAGATTCAGATAATGTAGCATCACACATTATTGTATCTACTAAACCGCTTACATTTGATTTGGCTCAAACCGGAGTTTTTGAACTAGAGTCTGATGGCCAAAATTTTAATAACTTGTCTCCAAATAGATATTACTATATCCCAGATTCTGCTGGAACCTTTCCAGTTACAACGCAGAATATAAACACATATCAATTATTGTATTATGCTTTAGATTCTAATACGATCGATTTGAACATTTCCGAAGCACAAGTATTTGCTAGTGAATTAGAAACTTTGATTAAAGGAACTTCTGCTACAGCTCCTGATCCAAAAGTTGAAACTGACGAAAATACGGGATTATTTACAGATTCGGATGACGCATTAAAAATTGCTACCGGTGGCGTAACTGCAGCGACATTCAAGTCTACAGGTATTACTACTGTTGGTGGAAACTTTAGTGGAAATATTACAGGCAGCGGAAATTTAAATATAGCAGGAAACTCTTCAGTAAGCGGCAACGGCGATTTTACTGGAGTTGTTAACATTAATGATACAACTACTTCAACAAATACTGCAACTGGTGCATTGATAGTAGATGGCGGAACAGGAATTGCTGAAAATCTTAATATTGGAGGTGATTTAAATGTAGGCACCAATGCAGATATTAGTGGCACTTTAGATGTAACTTTAACAACAACTATGACAACTGTGTCATTAGATAGTATTGGAGTAACTCGTGATATCACTTCCGGTGGGCTTATTCAAGCTAATGCACTTGTATCTGATACTAGTCTTACAGCAGGAACATCAGTTAGTGCAGGAACAACTTTATCGGTTGGGACAGATCTAACAGTAAGTGGTACTAGTACGTTTAATAATAACATCTCTATGGACAGTGGTGTTGCTGCAGGTAATGTTACTACAGGTACAACTTTTGATATATCCAAGTCTAATAATCACATTTGGAATCTTGCAGATGGTTCTACATTAACCTTGGCTAAGGCTGATAAAGTTAGAAATATGACACCGTTTACCATTGTATTAAGAGAAGATGGTGTAGTAACAGATGTTACTTTAGCGAGTGATGGTAATTATGTGTTAAGGGATTATTGGCCGGGCGGTATTGAAGTTGAGCCGGTAGGTACAGCAAACAGATTTGTCGTATGGAATGGATTTGTGATTGACCCTGTAGAAAATGATAGTGCGAAAATTATTGTAGGTGGCATTCAGGCATTTACATAAGATAGGAGTTTATCATGCCAATTTTTAATCCAGGAGTAGTAATGAATTCACAGGACTTTACTCCTGTTTGGGCTACAAACGAATCAATTACTATTCAAGAAAACACTACTACTGTAGCTACGCTATCCGCTACTAATAACCCATCATTTTCTATTGTTGGTGGCGATGATCAAAGTAAATTTCAAATCAGTAATGGTGTTTTAGAATTTATAACTGCTCCTGATTTTGAAAATCCAACTGATACTGGATCTAATAATACCTATGTTGTTGACGTACGAGCTACCAATACATATGGATTTGCAGACAGAACTATTACTATAACAATTTCAGACGTAAATGAAAATAAAATTATTATTAATGGAACTTCATATAGTAACACTGGAGATTTTGGTACCAGTGCAGTCACTTATAATAATTTCGAAGTAACAATGTCAAGTGGTACTATATTTAGAGCTGGCGGATATAGGTCAACTTTAAATAATACCGATATTGCTAACGGCCAACCGTTTATACGAAATCAAAGAAACGTTGGTACAAATCTCACTATTACTTCCCAAGGCAATCCTACTATTTCAGTTTACATGTGGGGAGGCGGTGGAGGAGGTGGCGATGCTCATGGAGGCGGCGCCGGGTGGGTCCATGCTGATATAACTTTAGATGATACTAAGACGTATTATCTTCGAGTAGGCAATGGCGGCGTTGAGGCTCATCAGCCTGATAATAATGTTGATAATTCCATATCAGGAGACGGCGGCTGGGGCGGTGGAGGCGCTGGCGGAGCTGGATCTGATGGAGGCAACGGTTCTTCTTTTGCGGCTGGAGGCTCGGGACGAAATTTTTCTTCACCTGATCAACAGCTTGCTGGCGGCGGAGGAGGTGGTGGCACTTTCTTTTTTGAAACCAGCCTTTCGCAGAGTAACATTCTTTTAGCGGCTGGAGCTGGCGGTGGCGGGGGAGGCCATGACTTTTCTTCTAACGTTGATCCAGAAGGAGGAGTAGGTGGTGGAAATACCGGCGGTTCAGCTTTAGCAGACGGGTCTACTGGAAATGTAGGTGCTACCGGTGGAACTCAAAACGCCGGGGGAACCAGTACTGGTGGTAACGCTAATTCAACGGGCAATTCTGGAGCTGGGGGTCGAGGCGGAGGTGGCGCTGGGACAGGTAGTGGCATAACCGTTGCCGGCGGTGGCGGTGGCGGAAGTGGCTATTATGGCGGCGGCGGTGGCGCTGTTCAATTTGTAGGCACGGAGTTTGGATATGGCGGCGGTGGCGGATCTAGTTTTGGAAAAACTACTCTAAATTATGTTAACGGTTTTTCTACGCTAGCTTCAAATGCGGGGAGCAGCACCGCGCCGGCTGGCTCTCCTAGTTATAGACCTAGTAGCAATACTGGCAGCGGTTCTACTAGCAATGGATTTCCTGGTGCTGTAGTAATTAGGTACGAACAATAGTAAGTTGCTTATAAATATTAAAAATTGCGCCAATAGAGGAAATATAAATGGCAAGGTTTAATACAAATTTAATTAAAACAAGAGTTAGATTAGAGCCAGGCACAGTTGATGCAGCTGCTCTAGTTGATAACTCGGTAGATTCTGATATCTTGTCAGATAACGCTGTTGATACCGCAGCTATTCAAAATCTGGCTGTTACGACGAATAAAATCGCGGATGATGCTGTAACTGGTGCTAAACTTGCTAATGACATTACGATTGCCAATGATTTGACTGTTTCGAATGATTTGACTGTTTCGAATGATTTTACTGCTTCTGGTATTGCTAAAGCCGGCCTGGTTTCTCTTGCAAACAGCAATGCAGTAACCTATGATCTTTCAACCGGCAATGTGGCTAAATGGAATCGAGATTCATCTCCTGTTGATGCAACTAATACATTGACACTCGACGGTACATCCGGCGGGGCTCTTGATGGGATGGGCTTTACCATCATGGCATTCAATGGTGATGACGACTCAGATCGTTCTATCACTTTTGCTGGTGGTACTGGTATTACTGTACACTATAGTGACTCGGCTACCATTACATGGGGCGGACCAAATAAGCATACGGTTATTTCTGGTATGGTATTTGATTCTGCCAACGTCCTTATTCTTAGTGCAGGTTTGGTAGGTTCGGTCTAATGGCTTTTCCTGGTACTTTTGCTTTAGCTATGCCAGCTGTTATCGGCGGTGGTGCCAATTTTGGCACTATTGATATTGATGGTGTAGTTTATAGCACTAATCAAATTTATACTCGGGAAGGTTATGAATCGCCAAATCCAACTTATACTTCTCAGCTCTCGCCAGTGCTAGGCCAAGGCCATAATAATGCAGATAATATTATAACTGTTACTGAAAAACCAGTTCAAGTAAAAGTACAACTGTGGGGCGGCGCTGGCGGCAACGGTAATTCCCTCAACTCAGGTGAAAACCAAGGCGGCGGCGCTGGTGAATATAGACATGCAACTTTTTTATTACAACCAGGTCAATATACACTTATGCTTGGTAATGGCGGTACCGTGTCATACTATTCGAACAGTTATGGCGGAGGCGGCTATGGAGGAGGCGGCGGTGCTGCCGGGTACAACGGTTCTGCTTATGTAAATGGTACACATGGCACGGCATTTGGCAATGGTGGTCAGAATACTAGTTTTGCAGCAAGCACTCTCGGCTGGGCTGGGGGCGGTGGCGGAATGACCGGTCTATTTGATACACTTACTAAATCTCAAGCAACTTCATTATTGATTGCCGCTGGAGGCGCTGGAGGTAGCAGTTGGTACAATAATAGCTCTTCAGGCCACACTACAAAGCGTGCTCCTGGAGGCGGCGACAATGATGCTAGTTTATATGGCGGAAATGGCGCTGGCCGAGGACAAGGTGGTTGGGGAGGTATTGTCCAGGGAGTTGGCAGCACCATGACCGGCGGTGGCGGTGGCGGTTACATCGGCGGAAAAAGACAAACCAATAACTATTCATTGGGTGGCCAAGGATATACACATGGCGATGCTACTGATACATTTCAAGAAAATGGTGAGAGGGGTAAAGGCAGTGCGTCGCATGGCGCTGCGGCTTTTGCTGAGCCGGGTGGTACAGACCAGCCAAATTATATAGATGGCCGAGGTGATGGTGCAAGTACCTCAACTACCCCGGACACTGGGAATGGCGGTCTGGCTGCAATTACTATATTGGCTGCCCGGCGGAGCTAATTTATTGTTTAACAAAAGACGGTTATAGAGATGTCTTTGTGGTTTAATATAATCCGCCTTAAAGTTAATACGACATGATAAGTATGATAAATAAAATCAAAGAATTCAATATAGAGTAGGAAATATGGTTCGACAAATTATTTCTACAGGTACGACAGCTAACGACGGTACCGGTGATACCCTAAGAGATGCTGGTGTAAAGATTAACGCCAACTTCACTGAGCTGTATACCTTCATGCCAGGAGGTAGTATTCAGTCTATTACTGATAGTTCTACCTCCATGGATTCCAGTACTCTTTATATCTTTAACTTAGCAAGTACTCCTACTATCAATAGTAGCTTTACTCTTGCCAATGGATCTTCCAATGGTGAGATCAAAAGAATTATCAATAAGTCTGATTCTGATGTTAGTCTCTCTATTACAGCAGGTACCGGTGGGTTAGCTTTTCCTATCGGATCTACTGGATTGACTATAAATAACAAGATGTCTTTCGACCTGGTATGGGACGGTACCGAGTGGCATCTGGACAGAGACTCAGACTCAAGAATCACGTTTTTAACTTAATGGATTAAGTAAATGACAGCCATTGCTACAAACTCATTTAAAAAGACCGTCATTGATAGGATTATTGATAATCTAGATGACTCAGGAGGCAATTACTACTTAGCGATTGGTAAGTCTGATCAGTGGAACACTACTGAAACCGTACCTACAACTGTTAATACTCTGGAAGAGGAAAGAAAATTCCGCTCGAGTATGCAGTCAATTAAGAAAATTTCTGATGGTAGCTTTGTAGCAACCAGATATAACTGGTCCTCTGGTACGATTTACAACGCTTTCAGTGATGCTGTAACTTTGACTTCTCTCGGAGCATATTACGTCTATACGGAATCCCAAAGAGTTTATATCTGTCTGGAACAAGGTAAAGACACTTCTGGTAACCCAGTAATCTCTACTATCAATCCTGATACTGTTGGAACAGGAAATATTCCTTCCAGAACTTCTGATGGATATGTTTGGAAGTATCTGTTTACTCTGACAGCCATAAACACCAATAAGTTTCTTTCTGCAAATTTTCTTCCTGTAACAAAAATCACCACAGCTGGAAACTTAATTGAAACAGAACAACTTAACGTCCAGAATGCTGCTGTAAAAGGATCTATCGTAGGATACAGAATTGTTAGTGGTGGTACTGATTATCCGTCTAGTGTTACTGGTACAGTAGTTGGAAATGGATCTGGCGGTGCAGTAACATTGACTGTATCTGGCGGTAGTATCGTAAAAGCAATTATTGCGGATTCTACAGACGGTAATCTTGCTCTTGGAGCTGGATATGATTATGCATCTGTAAGCATTACGGATTCCAATAACGGCGCTGCTACGATTGAACCGGTTGTCTCCATGAATGGCATCGGTGCTGACCCTAGAGATGACATTAACGCCAGATTCTTAATGATGAACTCTCAGCCTGCAGGTGAAGAGGGAGGAGACTTCTTAGTCAGCCAAGACTTTAGACAAATTGGAATTCTTAAGAATCCTAAAACACATAACGACTCTGACTTTACTGCTGGTACTGGATTAGTACTTAGAAAGTTTGGACTTAATAGCGTAACAGGAACGTTTGGTGCCGATGATTTGATTAGAGGTAATATTTCTAACGCGGCAGCATTTGTTGACAAGTTTGATGCTTCTACTAATACTATTTTCTTCCATCAAAATGCTAGTACTGGATTCAAGCCGTTTACTTCCGGCGAGGTAGTAACCGACTCTGATAATGCTGGAGTCTTTGGTACATTAAATGCATTGGATTCTGATGGTGAAGCAAATCCATTTAGCGGTGAGATCATCTATATTGAAAACAAGAGTCCGGTAACTAGAGACGCTGCTCAAACTGAAGATGTCAAAGTAATATTCCAACTTTAAGGTATAAACATGGCCGAATTTACTAGTAATACGTTTGCAACCACTTATAAGGATGATTTTAAAGACTCCGATAATTATCATCGCGTCTTATTCAATAGTGGTAAAGCTCTGCAAGCTCGTGAACTTACACAGCTTCAAACGATTATTCAAGAAGAACTTAAAAGATTTGGCAGCCATATCTTTAAGGATGGATCACTTGTAATTCCAGGTGGATTATCTCTTGATACTATTGAGTTTGTAAAGTTAAAAGGCACTCCGGCAAATGTCGGAGACTTCTCTGTAGGAGATATTTTAACTGAAGATACTACTGGCATCAAAGCAAGAATTATTAGAATTGAATCTTATGTCAGTGCTTCTGAGCCTGCAACATTTTATATAACCTATATTGATAGTGGAACACAAGTTCCAACATCTGCTCCTGTCAGGTTTACTCCCAATGCCACTATCAGAAATGCTAGTAACGATGCGGTACAGGTACAACAGACTAACACTATTGAGAACCCTGCCGTAGGCGCAGGTACGGCGCTCTCAGTGTCCACCGGTAGCTTTTTTGCCTTAGGGCACTTTGTACAATGCAATCAACAAACGATCCTCGTATCGAAGTACTCAGCCACTCCTACGGTTGATGTGGGTTTTAAAGTCACTGAAGATATTGTTACAGCCTCTGATAATAGTGCACTATATGATAACCAAAACGTTCTTCCGAACGAAACTGCACCAGGCGCTGACAGATACAGAATTCAATTAACTCTGGTAACTGCTGATGATCTTCAAGCAGATGATAACTTTGTCTACTTAAATCGCTTGGTAAACGGTGAGTTTCTGAAAGAGATTGATAGAAGCACTTATAATATCATCGGTGAGGAAACTGCTCTTCGTACGTTTGAAGAGTCCGGTAATTATATCGTAGAAAGCCTTGATTTGGATTATACTGCAGACTCGGCAGGATCAACAACCACGATTGTTGCGGAAGTAGGTCCTGGTGTCGCATACGTTCAAGGATACAGATTCAATCAAGATACAACTCTTCCTATCACAGTCAATAAAGCCAGAGACTTTGAAACGGTAGAGAATGATGTCGTATCTGCTTTCTTTGGCAATTATGTAAACATTGATGGTACAACAGCCAAAGCATTCCCTAATATTAATGTATTAGAGCCGGTTAACTTATACAGCGACTCTTCAATCAGAGGATCTGTTCTGGGTACAGCCAGAGTTCGCCAGGTAGAAGAAAACGGCGCAGACTACAAGTACTACCTGTTTGATATTTCGATGACCGGAAGTAATAAGTTCACTGATACTCAGAGTATCGGTGTTGATTCTACCAACTATGGTAATTTAATCCTTGAAAATAGTGTAGCTGTTCTTAAAGAAGCCGACGAGAATAATCTTTTCTTTCCGCTTTCCAAGATCCGGCCTAAAGCAATCAGTGATATCTCCCTGACCGTACAGAGAAGGTTTACTGCAACCACAGACGGAACAAACGGACAGGCTACTCTGGATGTATCTGCAAACCCAGGTGAAACATTTACTAGCACAGGTCAGTGGATTGCAGCATTTGATTCTGATGGTAGTATTATCACTCCAACCAATGGTATCTCTGGTTCGGGAACAAACTCTGCCACACTGGATTTTGGCTCTGCATATATCAATCAGAACATTGAAGTTTTAGCTTTAGTCAACAAAACTTCGCCTAGTGGATCTAATAATACTGGTAACTTCCGTGCTAAAACCTTAACTGAAACGACAGTTACTGCAGCCATTGACTCAGACGGCAATGGTGTCAAGTTTGTGCCTCTCACAAAAGCAGATATCTATTCTGTATCGAGAGTGAGTACCGTGGATTCTGATGGTACAGATGTTGCTGGATTGTTTACTCTTGATAATGGACAAAGAGATAACTTCTATCAACAAGGTAGAATGATTCTAAACACAGGCGTTGGAACTCCTACTGATAACATCTTTGTCAGATATAAGTATTTTGCTCATGGTGCAGGTGCATTTTTTGCTGCTGCTTCCTATAGCGACCTGGACTTA